GATGAAAGTAAAGCTGGCTGACAGAGAGGGCGACTAGTCTCACTCAAGCACGTAACGGTACGCACCGGCGGGGAGAGTGTAGGTCGGTTGGCCTACTGAGGCGGCAGTGGCGAGCGCGGCCAGGGCGGTACCAGCGGGTAGCACGGGTGGTGGATTGGTTAGGGACAGGTATGGCTGGTTGTTGAGTTCCACGCGCGCTCCGCCGCCTATGTACGGTAATGATGCTCTTAGAGGCGTGTTGTTCGGGAATACTAATTGGTAGATGTCGGCCAGGGGATGCGCGATTATCGCTCCTATAGCGGCGGGGGTGACATCGCAGAGGTACATGAGCACATGATTATCGGCAAGGTCTAGTACGAAATGTAATGCGCGTCCAGCGGCAACCGTCTCTACCCTGGCTTTCTCAGGATTGACCCTGACGTACTGGCCATTTCTCATTATGCACACGGCTAGATTATAGTAGGGGTCACAGGCGATGGGGCCGTCATTACCAGCGTCGGTGTAATCGATGTTAGCGGGCATAGTGACAGCGGCCGTGGGTGGTGGTGCTGTGATTGTGAAGGACCCTCTGGGGATGGGTGGTTGGCCAGCGGACGTTAACGTAACATCAAATATTCCGGCGAGGGTCGGAGTCAGCTGTAGCAGGAACTCGTTGTTGGCTTGGATGTACTGCAGGGCGGCATTACCCATCAGTGACGTTAGTGCGGCTGGGGTCCCTGTGATGACTGGCACGCCTCTGTGTTTCGCATCTAGCACTGCCGCGGGATCGTTTGTTGGAATGCGAATCGCACACTGCTGACCCAGAGGTGTGGGTATCGGATTGACGCGTAGAGGTGCTACGTTGGTATCGATTGACAAGATCGGGGTGAGTTGCGAATACTGCAGAGCAGTGGGGATGGTAGATAGGTCCAGTGACGAGCCGGCTCCGATAATGTAGTCTAACCATTCACACGTGGGTGGTAGGGTGTACCATGACAGAGTAGCATTGGGAAAATGGGCTAATACTGTTGCTTGCATGACCTGGGGGTCAATGTACGGCTCAGTCCGCTCTCCGTTATTGAATGTATAGGTACCCGCTCTGGTGTCTATATCTATAAGGCCCGGGATAGGAGTGGGACCAGCCAGGGGTGCGTTGACTTGCAGCCACAGTCGTGTTGTGCCAGCGTTGGCTATCGAGGGAAGCAAGTTCGCCAATAATGCGTCAATGGTAACAGCATTCGATGCTGCAGCAGCGCCTAGTGTGAAGATGGCTGATACCGCATCACATTGACGTCCATTCCAAAATGCGGCGAGGGTGTAGTCCGCTTGCTCGTACGCTGTGGTGTTGGGATCGTAGGCTTGCATTAGTTCCGCGCAGGGTCGGGAGTCCACCATTGTCACACGTGTGTTTTGGGGAACCAGGGATAGTATGCGACATTCAGGGCCTGTACCGAGGTCGAATAGGTGGGCAGGCTGGGCGCTGGTAATAACCGTATGCACATAGGCGTTGTATCCGGCAGCGACGAGGGTGGTCACATTGACAGGTTCGGTCGGGTAGATGCTGAATGATGGTGGGGCCGTGAACCGGCGCTGGTGGTTAATTGCGGTGACCATGGGCAGTGGGTATTCCAACAGCCTGTCTCGGCGTCTGGTGCTCAGAAACGTACGTTTGCCGAAGATGGTGGTCGATACTGGACCGTTGACGGGCAACCTGGACATATGAATTGAGGATGGTACTACATTCGCCATGAGCGTGGCCAGCGCTGAGGTAGCCGCGTTCGGGTTACCCTCCACGAATAGTGGATCGAATAGTCGTATTGCCTCCATTCCAAGGGCTGAGGTTCCGTCGTCTGCCTGACCCAACATGGGCACGTGCGTCATGGTTTGGTCAATAGCGGCGTTGCGGGCATACATCGCCAAGAGGGCCCTCTGCAGTGAAGTGGTACAGGTTAGATTACCAGCTGATTGACGTCCTGACATGACGACGAACACCTCGCTGGAGTTGACCACTATGGGTTTGACTACGTGCAACGTTGTTGCGAAAGTGGCGTATTGATTGAACAGTTGGGTCCAGAACTCTACAGTGGGAAAGTTGACTTTCAAGACGGCGACACCACCTGCAGTGCACATCTGGAGAGTCGTTCCGAGCATGGCCAGTGCAGCACGGTTAGCAGCTGGGAGATCCGTACCGGCATCTTCTACCTGGTCGAGGTCGGCATAGACTAAACCGAAAGTGCCTGTGGGGACGGCGCGTGTTAGATCCAGGAGTGATCCATGGACGACATCGTATCCGAACTGGGCGATCCTGCTAGGTATGGGTAGCCCTGGAATGGAACCGTTTCGGAGGTCCGCTAGGATGGTCGGTTCATCGGACTTAGCATGTGCAGCGGACGCTCCGAGATATGCCAGTGAGAATCCGGGTTGTAAGGCGGGTAGCGCGGTGGCAGGATTTACCAAGGAAGCGAGGAAAGTGAACACGGCGTTGTCCTTGAGGTATGAGCGATCACTGGGGACACGAAGGCGACGCAGCAGCTCCCTTCTCGCCATGCGGTTGGGGTCGAAATAGTTCTGAGGTAATTGGGCTAGGTCCCGCGCTGGGAAGGGTGTGGGATCGATGCTGATGTCGTCGGCGGTGAAATATACTCCTCCACTGATGCAGTAACCGTGATTAATATTGATGGGGGCGATAACGTGGTCCTCATAGGCTTGTGTGGCCTGAGCGGGAAGAATGGTGGCGGCACGGTACTGGGGCAGTACTCGCAGCGGCTTAGTTGCGTTGGGTACACTAGTGTACGTCCCGGAGGTGAAGGGGAAGTTCGCCACTCTGTATGCTGCGTAGAAGTCTCCGGGCGGCAGAACGAAGGGCGAATCCGGATGGATGAGTACTCGATCCGTACGGTATGGGAACCATCGTTGGCGTTGACCCTCGGACATTAACCTCGCTACGAATCCTCTGACGTCATCATTTGTGGGCACGGTAGGTATGGCCAGCTCAGCTTGGGCACCTTGGACGACTAGAAGGGCTAGATTGGTGAGACGCGACATCATTGAATCTTCGTTAGTGGGATCAAAGTTGGCCACGGGGTGGTAGGTTTGGTCGAGACGCGCCACTGCAGTCGATGCGCTGGCTTGTGAATTCTCACGCAGACAGTCCATGACTGATTCCGTCATTAAGAGGTCAGCTTGTGATACCGGACGTGAGTGGTAACCAAGTACATCCCCGGCTTGAGGCAATATGATGTGTGGACCGTACGTTGGGGAGTCGAAGTGTTCGAGAGCTGTTGGACCGGCACTGATTCCTGCTAGGATCGTGGACCTGGCGGCCAGGGTATTATAGTAGAACACAGTGGCATAAGCGGGGCGGTGCTTGCCGTAACGTGGCAGGCGTGCCGGGGTTGGTGGGGTCATATCCCTTGAGGACCGAGCGTATTTGCAGCCAGCACCAGTCCGGATGAACTCTTGAAACACGTGAAATCGAGGAGTCCATTGGTAAGGAAAGCTCAGGATGGCCTGGACGGGGGACTCGACACGTGGATCATAGAAGAGGTGTTCGAGATACACACTGATATCGTCAGCGTTTAAGAAGTCTGAAAACGCAGCTCCTACAACAAGCGGATTGACGAATCTATTTGCATATGTGGTAATGGGATATCTTTGGCGCAGCACTTCCGAGAAAGTGGTCGAACGTTCCTGAATGAAATCCACCCATTCGAGGTAGGTGTAGTCCGTGACGTTAGTGGCACTGGAGGGCGTCCATGCGTTGAGTGGGGGATACAATTGCACTACTGTAGCTTCTCGCGTAGTGGCATTAAAGTCCAATGCGCGGTGGAGTACGTTGTGTTGTGTATGGTTGGTGAGGCGGTCAATGAGGATATCGTATCTGTTTGGTAAGTAAGTACGACGTACTGTCGCAGTGTTGAGTTTGTTGACTAGTTGAATGCCATAAACCGCAGCCATTATGCTTTAAAAC